TAAAGATTGCATAGTGAAGCAAATAGGAAACCACTGTCGTGGATTTACCTGTCTGTCTTGGTAGTTTTGCAATGTTAAATCTATTTTCATGAAAAGTACGAATCATCTTTTCCTGAAAATCGTACATATCAAATGGAACTAGACCTTCATCAAGAGATACAATTTTGATATAGTTTTTAGCAAAGTAAACTGGATCTTGTTTGCATTTTAAATATTCTTGAATTTGTTCCTGAGTAAAATTAATAGGAACATTGGCTCTTTTTAAATTTGGATTGCCAAGATAAATTTCATTATGATTTAATGACATGCATCACTCCCACTTTTTATCTGGACATGCAAGTGGCATCAGTACTTTAAGCGGCATAAAACAACCACACAATTTACATTGTTGGGTAGTGGATCTAAAAAACTCGCAGGATCTACACATTTCCAACTTTTCTTCAGGTGTCAATTGTTCCATAGATTAGCAATTCCAAGCTCTCAATGATTTATTTATCCTAGAATCAGGATCCTTAGCAGTTTTCTTACTTGTAAGTTTTTTCTTCATTCCTTTCATTCTTGCACAGAACGATGACCTACGGGGATTTCCAACCTTTTTTGAAGGTGCCTTAAGGTCGCTTCCAGGATTCTCACGCTCATATGATTTACGTCCTTTTTCGTTGAGTCCGCCATTTTTATTCTGACCCTCCTTGCGTGTCCAACTAGATTCTTCTAATGATTCGCAAAATTCTGTAAATGTTTTCATTAGTAGATTTCTCTCCATTGAAGACCTGCTCTAATTGTTGCTGCATTATTTCCCATATTTGTTACTAATACAACATACACTTCAGATGAACTTGAATCAAAATTCTGAACAATAATATTTTTCTTTGCTGCTGAAATAGAACCTGTTGATGCAGATCCTAAAGAGTTTTGTGAAGAACCAGCAGTTACATAACCACCAAACAATACATCAGCATCTGCTGCTGTATAACCAGTAGCACCTACGGAATATTGAACGCCACTATCAGCATCAACATCAGTCCAAGCAAGTGTTCCTGCTAAACTTGCTTCACTTGGAAGTTTGGCAATTCTAAATGCCATTGTTTCTCCAGTTGGATATAAAGCAATATTATTTAACTTCACCGAAATTCTATTTGGATAACTATTAAAAGTATTTTTTAAGCGTATTGCTAATGCTGGTAAAGTAGCACCAGCAGCAACATCTCTTGCCGTTGTCATCAACTGCATGAAGTCAATACCACTTTCTGTGTATCCACCTTCTGACATTACGGTAGAGCAAATCTGATCCATAGATCCACCAGAAGTTGTGCCTGTATTTAGAATCTCACATCTTACTGGGAGGTTTGGATTAGACATATAAACTTCTGATAGTACATTAGAACAGTAGTACTCATGTGCTAAAACAATTTGACCATCATGTACAAATCCACAACGAACTCTACCAACTCCAAGCCACTGGAAGTCAATATAAACTAGTTGAGTTTTTGATGTATTAATATTAAACTTAGAAGGACCAGTTCCATCACAAGGATCAATATTCCATTCGGATTGTGGCACTCTTCTTTTGTAGGTTCCTACTGTCGCTTCACTGGCACTACCGCCAGTATAGGAACGAACTACAAAATTTAATGTGCCGTTAGTTGTGCCGTCAGCAGTAGCACCACCAACTTGCTCAAAGTAAATACCATCTCTATCATCAAAATATCCAGTTCTCTTAGTTACATTTTGCTGGGCGTAACCAAAACATACCGAACTAAAGATAACTTGTGATTTACCTGGCTGATAATGATGATAGAACTTTGTTTGATGTGCAACACTGGAAGCAACATTAGATGTTGTTGTTAATGTTGCACACGCTTTATTTGCATTATATTGAATGTCGCCACCATTCAATTTTTTATCTATAAAGTTTGGGTCAATCGCATAGATGTGCTTATAATCACCAAGAGTAAATGTCTCGGCAACTCTTAAACGACCAAAGGCGTCAGTGGCAGTTGCACCAGTTCCAGAAGTCAAATTGCCGAAGTTATCGGCAATCATGACCACTTCAAAGTTTGTTTTTTCCTGCGGCAGGAAATCTTCATAGTGCTTACTATACTGTGCCATTATCCTATGTAAGAAACTTTAGTAGCCGAAACGTTAGAAGTACTATCAACTTTAATTTGCTGAGTAGCATCTTTGTTAATAATGAGTGGAATACCAACAGTCAATGCAAAACTGCCAACAACTGTGGTTCCATCAGATTCATACAATGATACAGTTCTAGTAGAAGCTGCTCCAGTTAAATCTGAATGACTATTATATAGATACACATCAGTTGCTTTACTGATATCACTTGGAGTTGTAGTAAGCGTCTCCGCTTCATCTAGAATTTTAATTCTCATTTGTAGATACCGTTTATTGATTATTTATTATCTAGAAGACCTTGTTTAATAAGTTTTGAAAGTTCTGCGGTTGATCCAACAAACAGTGCATTGTTATTTGTTACATTTTGTTTTGATTTTGGTCCCTCTTCAAGATCTTGCATTTTCTTCTGGAGATCTATCAGTTTGTCAGTGGCGTCAGAAACGCTCTTAATCAACTGTCCAGCGACCTCATACGCCCTTGGGTGATCAGAAGCGCCAGCGACCTCTAGGATGCCGTCTAGCGCCTCCTGACCCTTGCTGATGACATCATACAACTGTGCTCTAGAATACTCATAATCTTTTTTGATATCCTTTTCAATATCAATGTCAATATTTTTTTGCTTCTTCTTTTCAGGTGCAACTGAAACAAGTTCAGTTGCAACATCTAGAGCCTGTTCAATTCCTTCATATTGTTCTTTCATAGATCTTCAAAATATGAAACACTTTCATTAAATCCAAAATCATCATCAGCAGTTACTAATGAATCATCAATTGTATTAATAACTCCATCATTATTAATATCATCTAATGCTTTTGGAGTTACCTCATACTGACGATATCTGCTAGAAATATTTCTATCAGTAGTACTGTACTCTTTAACGATTGCCTTTTTAATTTCATTAACGTCCGTAGTAGGACCATAGATGTATGTCTTTACTGTAAATTTAATTGTGTAAACAATAATTCTTCTAGTTTCAAAATCACCCTCGTAGTCATCATTAAAATCTATACTTGATAGAACAATAGGAATATCTTTTACAATTCCTGCTTCTTCTACAAGTTTAATACTGAGATTAAATGATGGTTGGAAGTATGGTACAATTTGTTCAACCATTTGTAATGCATCATCTTGAGTTTTACTCATGATGTTTACTTCAAAGTCAAGATTGTATGGAACAGGAACATAAGTTTTTCTCACTCCTTCTCCATCAACATTGCTACTGCAATATTGCACTGGACTTTGTTTTCTTGTTGGGTCATATGACATTCCATTCATTTCAAATGAAATCCTTGGAAGTGTCATTGCATTTGGTCTACCTAAATCTGGTTGCTCAGTTAACCTAGCAAGAAATTTTTGACGTGGACCATATGCCAAAGGTACTTTCATCCTTTGATAAGTTGATCCATCTTCATTAAGTTTTCTAATTTCTATATTATTAAACAGCGTTCCAAAACCAACAACGCACTTTCTAATAATTTGATTGTATTGATAAGATCCTAACATAATTACAAGTTCCTATTTCCGTATTCTCCGAATGGGTTTGTTTCGGTAAAATCTAATATACCGTCTGCGCTGTTTTCAACTTTAATATTGTCAGCGTAAGAATCTTTAATGTCTAATTCATCAAAGTCAGTAATATTTATAGTAGCACCAGAAGACACTCCAGTTAATATATCAGTAGGAACAAACTCACCATTAAATGATCTTAACTCAAGATATTGTGGTCTACTATCAAAATTAATTTTATTAATTCTAGCTTTAGATCCAGATACAGATCCAACAACTTCTTCTCCTATTTCTGGAGAACCTGTCAATTCATCAAAGAAGAATTTAATGACATAACCTTCATCAACTTGAGTATCAAATATGCCAACGTCTGGAACTTCATCTCCATATTCATAAAGTTCA